GAGCTTTTATGTCAATGGATCGACTCTTTAGTAAGTCCATGGCCTTACGGGATACTAGAGCAAACCGCCGACAAGGATTTTAAAATTTACGATGGTGCCTATACGGTTTTCGCCTTTGACGTATCCCCTAGCCGTAAAAATGCTTCTCTTATGGCCGGACAAATAACCGCCGATGGCAAAGTCGGTATCGGAATCTTGGACACTTGGTCCAGCGCGTTAACGGTGGACGATTTAAAGGTCGCCGCAGGGATCAAAGAATGGGCAGACCGATTTCATCCCCGAGAAATTTGCTACGACAAATATGCGACCGCCTCAATCGCCGAACGTTTAGCCCATGCTGGCCAAAACTGTCTCGACATATCTGGGAGCCAGTTTTATACCGCGTGCGCCGATCTCCTTGATGCTTTAGTCAACGGCCGGGTTGTCCATAACGGTCAAGACGAATTTATATCCCAAATGAACAATGTAGCCGCCAAACAAAATGATTCCGGCTGGCGTATTGTAAAACGCGCATCAGCTGGCGACATATCCGCTCCGATTTCGGCGGCTATGATCGTTCACCAATTACTCAAACCGTTATCCGTTCCTCAAATAATTACAGAAAATTAAATCCGACACGTTTAAAATTAACCGCAAATGTCCTTGACATTCTGAAAAAATTATGACATGGGATTACGCGATTTCTTCACCAATAGGAAAGACGCGACCCAAAAAAACATAACCGCTCAATATGCCCCGGCGGTCATGGATGCGCCTTATGGCAGTTTTTGGGGCGGTGGTTACGGTGGGTTTAATAATTACGCTAACGCAATTTTACGGCAGGATGCGATGGCGGTGCCTACCGTCGCACGATGCCGAAATTTATTAGCTGGAACTATTGCCACTATTCCGCTTCAAACCTACGCGACGGCCACGGGCGCGTCGGTGCCGAACATGGTATGGGTTGACCAACCGGACATCCGTCAGCCTAGAGCCGTGACCGTGGCTTGGACGGTTGATAGCTTGTTAATGTATGGCGTGGCCTATTGGCAAGTCACAGAGATTTACAAAGAGGACGGGCGACCAGCTCGTTTTGAGTGGGTACAAAACGACCGCGTTACGCCAAAATATAACGCCACATCGACCGAGATCGAGTATTACTCGTTAAATAACGTTCGTTTACCGATGTCCGGTATTGGATCGCTCGTTACCTTTCAAGCTTTAGACCAAGGCTTATTACTCAAATCCCAAAGCACGATTAAAGCCGCTTTAGATATTGAAAGAGCCGCCGCCATCGCCGCACAGACACCGATGGCGACTTCAATCCTTAAAAACACGGGCGCAGACTTACCTGAAAACCAAGTCCAAGCGTTATTAGCATCCTGGAAACAAGCCAGGTTATCGAAAAGTACGGCCTATTTAACATCAACGATTACCGCGGAAAACATGGGATTTAGTCCCAAAGACATGATGTATAACGAAGCCAAACAGTATTTAGCGACGGAGCTGGCGCGCGCCTGTAACGTCCCGGCTTTTATGGTGGACGCCGAGGTATTTCGAGGAATGACCTATCAAAACATTTTGGACGGTCGAAAAGAATTTGCCGCCTATTCCCTGGCTCCGTTTTACACGGCAATCGAGGCGCGTCTATCCATGGATGATTTAACGCCACGCGGAACGGTGATCCGCTTTGCCGTTGATGAGACATTTTTACGGGTTGATCCGGTTGTCCGTTTACAAGTCACCGAAAAATTGTTGGAGCTTAATTTAATAAATCTCGATCAGGCTAAAACCATGGAGGGTTTAGCACCGGACGGAAGCGGATTACCTAAATGACACATTTAATTTTTAGTAGCAAAATCGAAGCGGCCGACGCCAATCGTCGCATTATCTCCGGCGTTGTCGTTCCCTTTGGCAAGGTCGGAAATACATCCGTCGGCCCGGTTGTCTTTGAAAAAGGATCGATCGCTATACATGACGGCGCGAAAATTAAGTTATTGGCTCAACACGAACCGACTAACCCAATCGGCCGCGCTCAATCATTTTCGACAACCAACGAAGCCATTTACGGCACGTTTAAAATTTCGGCAAGTCAAAAAGGAACCGATTATCTGATTTTGGCAAGTGAAGATTTAATCGGTGGCCTATCGGTTGGCGTGGATGTCATAGCTAGCCAACCAGGCAAGGACGGGGTTTTGTATGTCCAATCAGCCGTCCTAAAGGAAGTGTCTTTGGTGGAAAGTCCAGCGTTTACCGATGCGGTCGTTACCAGCGTCGCCGCCGCCGCTGAATCAACCGATGACCCGGAAATGAAATTAGAAGATCAAGAAGATCAGCAAATACAAAAGATTTCCGATGCCGTTGAAGTCCTAAAAAACATTCAAGAAGTAGAAAAGGCATTAGAAGAAACCGAAACCACTAACGAAAGCGAGGCCATGATGTCCGAAACGACTCCAGCCGTACCAGCCGAGGCATCTCTAGAAGCCTCACCAATTATCAAAGCTTCAACGCCTTACATCACCTCCGCAGTTCGCTCCCCTATCGTCTCGATGGGTAGTTATGCGACACACATGATTAAAGCTAAACAAGGAGACGAAGATTCCGCGCTATATATTCGCGCCGCGGCAGATTCGACCTCGACTAACCCGGCCTTTAATCCTAATCAATACCTTACTAACATTTTTGTTAGTAATACAAATTTTGGACGCGCCGCCGTCGATGCGTGTACTCGTCAAGCTTTGGGACCAAATGGATTTACCATTAACGTCCCATCGCTCATTACTCCAACTCAGACCGCGCCTACTGTTGCCGCTACCGCTGAGTCGGCCGCTCCAAGTAATACCGGAATGACCTCCGCTTATCAATCTTATACAGTATCCAAGTACGCCGGACAACAGACCGTCAGCCTTGAGCTCATAGACCGTTCTGATCCCGTATTTATGGATCAACTTATGATCCAATTAGAACGCGCTTATTTGCTCGCTACGGACGCCGCGGTTATTGCTCAGCTCATTAGCTCAGGAACCGCCGCAACCGCGACCGCTAATACCGCCGCCGGGTTGATTTCTTACCTTTCGGCTCAATCCGCGGCCACTTATGCGGCTACTTCTTATTTTGCTAAAAACGTCGTCATTGGGTCGGGAACTTGGGCGGCCGCTATGGGGTACACCGACACTACTGGTCGTCCAATCTTTAACACAACGACACCAATGAACTCAGCCGGACAAATTGGTAATTCATCCATTCGCGGAAATCTGCTAGGCCTCGATGCTTATGTAGATGTCAACGCCGCGTCAACCGCTGGCGCAAATAACTCGGCATTTGTCATCGCTCCGGAAGCCGTGACGATTTTTGAATCACCAACGGCGATGTTTAGCGTAAACGTTGTGTCGTCCGGATCGGTCAATCTAATGATTTACGGATACATGGCAATTGCCGTATTACAAGCCGGCGGCGTTCGCAAATACGTTACTACTTAAGTTTTCCATCCTGGCCAGTCGGTAGCCCTTGTCGGCTGGTCAGCTATTGATTAAGGAGGTTCAGGAGAATGGCGGCCACATACGTCACCGCGTCGGAGTTAAAAGCTAATTTGGGGATTGGCACGTTATACGCCGACTCAATCGTCGAGGAAGTATGCCAAACCGCGCAGGATCTCCTTAATCAATATCTCTGGTTTAACGCTTATCCAGTAACCGCGCTATCAATTTATAATAACGTCGGTTACGCCGTTATTTCGGTTCCTTTGGGATTTGTCACGGGTCAAACAATTACATTAACTAATTGCGGAGCAACCTATAACGGGTCACGGACAATAACGGCAACATGGCCGTGGACAAATGGAAGCGGATCATTTCCAACATTTCCGTTTTTTCCGTGGAGTCAATTTAATTTCCCTTTGGGTTATCAGCTTCTCCAATTTAATTTAACGGCGGCAAACGATAATTACCATTTGGTCGTCCCTTACGGATCGGCGTCAGGCGTTGACACCAAAGACACCGGATACGCCACGACTCCAGCTATACGGGAAGCGGCGATGATGTTGGCGGTCGATATTTGGCAAGCACGACAACAGTCCAGCATCGGAGGCGTATCGCCAGACTTTGCGCCGTCACCGTATCGGATGGGTAATACTTTAATGGCTCGCGTAAGAGGCCTTATAGCTCCTTACGTATCACCGCGATCGATGGTGGGCTAAATGACGACGGCTATCACCGCTCTACGGGCTGAATTAGCAAGCGCGTTAGATAACCCTGGAGTATGGAGCGTTTTCTCTTTTCCTCCGGCTTCACCTATTGCTAACTCGGTCGTTATTTATCCAGACGATCCATACATCGAACCGCAAAACAATCAGTACAACACCATTTCGCCGGTAGCAAATTTTAAAATCTCGATTATTGTCCCGTTATTTGATAATCAAGGCAATTTGGGAAATATAGAAACTTTGGCGGTCGCCGTAATGAACAAATTGTCGGCGTCCAGCTTGTCAATTAAAATAAGCAATTTTTCGGCTCCTACTACTTCACCATCGGACACGGGCGAAATGTTGATGGCCGAGTTATCCGTATCCATCCTTACCTATTGGAGTTAAAACATGGCATTTTATACAGACGAAGAAGAACGATTTTTAAAACTTATTGGGCAAATTTCAACAGAGACATTAAAAGAAACAAAACCTACCAAACCAGAAACCGCCGAAGTTGTAACGCAAGCTCCGGCCACAGAAGAAACCGGAGAATAACCACATGGCCATTTTTTACCAAAATAACGTCGGGGTAAAGATCAGCACGGACGGAACCACCTACGTAGATTTAACTGACCACGTTGAGTCGGTCACAATTACTTCAAACTCGGATCAATTAGATGTCAGCGCGATGGGTACTACTGGGCATCAGCTTATCGGCGGCCTCCAGGCTAATACCGTGGCGATCGATTTCCTTAATGACACCGCCACCTCGTCGGTGCTTCAGACCCTTAATTTATTGGTTGGAACTAACGCTAAATTTAAAATCCTACAGACCGTCTCAGCTATTGGCGCAGGTACATCCACCGGAACGCCGTCGGCTACTAATCCGCTTTATTCCGGTTTACTGTTTATTAACAAACTAACCCCAATCGTCGGACAAATTGGTACCGTCTCCGTTCAATCTTTAAGCTTTGATGTATCCGGTTCCTTGACGGTCGCATCGTCGGGAACATGGTAAATCATGGGTATTTTCTATCAGAATTACGCCGGGTTCAAAATTTATTATTCCGGCGGTTATGTCAATTTATCTGACCATGTTGAGGCCTTAACAATTACAAGAAATTTTGACCAGCTGGATGTCACTAGCATGGGCTCCAGCGGTCATCAGCTAATCGCAGGACTTGAAGCTTCAACGATCGCGGTAGATTTCCTCAATGACACCGATAGTTCGTCTGTCATGCAAACGTTGAACGCGCTAGCTGGAACCGTGGCTTTATTTAAGGCCATTCAAAACACAACGTTATCCATCGGTTCAACGAACCCGGTTTACACCGGATCGGTTTTGGTTAACAAACTAACTCCAATCGTTGGACAGATCGGTACTGTCTCGGTTCAATCTTTGAGCTTTGACGTGTCTGGAGCAATATCCACGGCCATTACTGGCACTTGGTAACTACAAAGAAAAGGGTAAAAAATGGCTAAGTTAAGAATAACCAGAATCAATGACGACGTTTCCGAACATTCCATAACTCCGAGCATTGAATACGCATTTGAGCAATACGCTAAAAAAGGTTTTGCCCGTGCGTTCCAGGAAGATCAAAAGCAATCGGACATCTACTGGCTGGCTTGGAAATGTATTAGCAAGGAAGAGGACGTCCCATTATTCGGCGAAAAATTTATCGACACTTTAGCCAAGGTAGAGGTTATCGACGATGGCCCAAACTAATCGGGCGCGACTCCATGACCCATATGATCGCCAAACTGGCGGTTAGGACAGGAATCGCGCCGCTGGATCTCGTCGCTTGCGATG